GATTAGAAGTTTTATTTAAATCATCATAAACATAGTCTTCAACTAAACAATCTAAAGATTCTAGTTTACCAGTAAATTTAAAGAAGCCGTTTTCAGACATCCAGTAAGCAGCACCATCAACTTCGACAGCTGCATTTTTTCCTATTAAACCACAGTTAGTTCCTACTTGTTCAAACGCAAAGGTGAAAGGTTGACCTACAAAACGCATGGTAAATAATGAGGTATCTGTCCATACGTATATTGTATTTCTACCAAGCCTAGCTCCCATGATCCGTGATCCGGCAGCCAGTCTTTGTGTGCCAGCGGTATTGGTTGCTGTTGGTGTCCAAGTATCTAATGTTTCTTGAGACGAGAATCTTATAAACATATCATCTTGAGTAGACGTATCTCCAATAGTTGTTTCTGTTCCAAATAAAACTAAGTGACGATCGGGTGTTGATACAATCATATCCCTAGATGCAGTTGGTGCATTTGATATAATAGTAGCTCGTGTTGCCGTAGCATTGGATGCATCTGCATCCCATTCAAATACAGATTTATTAACTATTAATGCAACTAAAGTACTACCTAAATTATCTAATGACCATAAACCAGGTTCAGCAACTTTATCAGTTGACGCTGCTGCTTGACCCCAAGCTGCATAGTCACTGGTATTAGTGACTGTTGCACCATCAGAATGAGCAGCTCTAGTTGTTCCTCTAACTGCTCTTGTAATTCCTGTTAAAGTTGTACTTCCAGAAACTCCTGTATAAGAAATTTCTTCTGTGCCAACTTGAATATAGTTTGTACCTGTAGTTGGAAACCCTGTGACAGAATCTAAAACAATACTTGTTCCTGATCCACCAGTTCCATAAGCATCGTCCCCTAAAGCTCCATCTAAAGTATTAGTTTGAGGATTAGTCACTGTACCACCCCATTGAGATATACCAAAACCATATACGCCGACCTGTTCAGCTGGACCTACGTGGTAGTATCTATAATAAGTAATTCCTCCTGATTCGCTTGCGCCCGATCCTGATTCTGTAGACTCTGCTTCAATTGTAAGTGTGGTTGTAGTGGGTACAGAAGCTACCATAAATTTTTTATCACAAAAATCAGATGCTCCAAAATTTGAATTAGTAATAGAACTAAATGTAGAAGAATCTCCAAATAAAATAATGTCTCCTGCTACAAAATTATGCGCTGATGAAAAAGTTAAAGTAACGGTTGCATCACCATTAGTTGTACTGAATGCATTTGTAATTGCTGTGCCTGAGGGGTTAGTTAGAGGATGAATATCATAATAAACTCCTCCAGAATAAACATATAAAATTCTATTTGTGCCTAGGACAGCATATTTAATACCTTCTTTATTCACCATATGATGAATAGCACGTGTTGGACCAGTTAGTTTTTTATCCCCGAGGGAAGACCAGCCACCTACTTTTTCAGGTGTACCATATCTAAAACGAACGTTTTCTCCCCCCGTCCACATAGCTTCGGCTCCTGTAGGGGTAAGTTGTTTGTTGAATCCTGGTAAAAATCCTATCTTTTGTAGCATATAAAAACCTGTTTATTGAGTGTTATATTAGATTATGGGGTAATTCAATCTATTTTTAGAGTATCATATATCGTAATTTTGATCAAGGTTATCAAAATCTAGGTTAAAAGATATAATAATTTTTTCAATATCTTCAGTTATTTTAGGTGACCTATGAACTACAAAACCAGGAAATATAACTATGTCTCCTTCTTTAGCATCTATCTCTAATATTTTTTTCTTATTAACTAATTGTGTTTTAGTAGCACCTTTAGGAAACTTTAAATAATATACGCCAGTATAATTATGACTGTGCACATGCCAGTTATGCACACCATGTTTTCTATATTTTTGAAACCATATATTTCTAATATCTACTCTATTTAATTTTAAATGTTTTATACATTTTAAAAAATGTTTTTGTAAAAAAGGCACAATAAATTTTGTCCATTCTCTTTCCATATTAGTACTTTCTTGCCAATCTAGGTAATCAATTTTGTCGTTAGGATGACTGTTTAAATCGGTTTTTGCTTTACTTAAAAGTGTTAGTAATGTGTCTTTAACTAAAGAATGATATTTAAATTTATCTTGAAAACCGTATGATTCTAGTTTTATTTTTATCACAAATAATTATTATTTGTTTGGTGTCACCTTAAAACCTTTAAATGAAGGTGGTAAACCTATAAAAGGTCTTGTATCAAATTGATTCTTTTTAGCGTTTTTAGAAGTAGCTTTATTGTAATGTAAAAAAACTTGACCACAATCTTTACCAGTAAATTCTTCTCGCCAATGCTCTAAATCACATCCAGAATATATTAACATATCTCCTGGATTTAAATCTACTTTTACACCTGCTTGACCCGTCTTACCTGTTGGATCTAAATAGATTGGCCATGGATCACCGCCTAAATTTAAAGTAGTCGATATCTCACAACTAAACCTGTCTTTATGTCTAATAAGTACATCACCTTTTTTATAAATTCTAGCGTAAGAATACGTTTCAGATAATTTTAAACCAGTATGTTTTTCCATTACAGGTTTAACTTCTTGTAATAAAGTTTCCATTGCTGTGTCTGCATAATGAGAGTATGTATTAGGAACTTGCATATCGTTCCATACTCCCCAGTATTCTGTAAATGGAGAAATATATTTAGAATCAAATAATATCCTTGCAATCTTTTTTTTATTTAAGAAATACTTATACACAAAACTTGCTAACTCTTTTGATATGGCATTTCTTAAAATAGTGTATTTATTTTTCTTAAATGACATTTATATAACTGTCTCCATTTCCTATTTCTCCTATTGGTATTAAATTAAATGCTAACGAATGTCTAGTAGTATTTGAATTATTTTTTAAAATTTTATGATGAACTTCGCTTGGAAATAATATTAAAAGACCGTCTTCTGGTTGAAAGGTGTATTCTGTTGAATTATAAATATGATATTTAAAAGGATCTAATTTATATCTACAGTCATTAAAATTTTGGAAGCTTATACTTCCAGAACTTTTATTTGTTTGTATATATAGAACACCACTAAACATTGAATTACTATGATTGTGGTAATTAGAACTTTGATTTTTTTCACTTTTGGTAAACCAAGACGTAGTTATTTTAAATTTATTTGAGTAGTGTAAAATATCATAACTGTATTTGTAAAATTCTTTCATTAATATATTTTTTAAATACATTAATTTTTTTTGATCTAACACAGAAAAACTTTTTGAAACTCCTGTTATATTGTCAACATCAATTCCTTTTATTTTTGAACCAGCTTTTTCAAAATCATTATTTATTAATGATAAGATTTTTTTAGTATTAATTTTTAATTTTTCTTTGTAAATAGGTTTAGAAAATAAAGGTATAATTTCCATTAATTTTTATCTTTCTTTATAAAGTTATACCATCCGGTGATAATACATTTTTCATGTTTATTACTAATTTCTCCTTTGTGAGTATGGGTCCAATCAACTGGCCAAATAATAGTAAGTCCTTTTTTAGCTGGTAGTTTTAAATTTTGATATTTAAAAAAAGTTCCACCATCAGGTACGTCGTTTAAATAAGTCATAAAAACTAATATTCGATTTGACTCTATTAAACCCGTTCTTTCACAATGCCATTTTCCAAAGCCTCCTCCTACAGGATAATGTTGAATATTATATCCTGAAGGTGCTATGTTAAATTTTTCTAATTGATTTGCTACTTCTGGAAATTTTTCTTGGTATTTTTCTAAACATTTTTGTAATTCATCTTTATATTTATTTAAAGGATAATTTTCATTGTCTGTAGAAATTGTTATTTCTAGTGAATTTTTTATTTTTTTATCAAAAACTACTTTATCTTGATAACCTGTAACTCCTTGTTGTTTAAAAACATCAGGAGTTTTTTTAAAACTATTAAAAATTTCATCACAAATTTTAGTATCTATATACCAACCACCTATAAAATGTTTTTTATTTATTTTATATTCTTTCATTTAAAAGGCCAACCTAAGTTCCAAATAACTAAACTGTATCTTGTTCCTTTTTTTACAGGACATACCCTATGCCAAACAAATCCAGGAAATACAACCAAAGATCCTTTGGGTAATATCTCCGTACACTTTCTAATGTTAGGTTTTTTATGTGGGTCCTTGTTTCTAAAATCAAATTCTAATTCGCCTCCTTTGTATTCTTTAGGGTCAGACAAAGTAACTGTTACAGATAATTTTCTAATTTTACCATGCTCCTGTGAATTAGGGTTTTCTCTTACATAAGGTCGATCAAATCCATCACAATGCCAATCATAATATTGTCCTTTGTTATATTTTGTAAATTGACAAGATTCAGACCAGTCCCATTGAAAATTCCAACCAGCAGCTTCATTTGCTTTATGAATATAGGGGTGTATTTCTTTATAAATCCATTGATCATTCATCCAAACAACATCTGAATCTCTTTTCTTTTTCAAATCTTTTATTTGATCTTTATTTAATTTTTTTGGATCTCCATAACCACCGGTAGTAGCTATTCCATCTTGTAAAGATTTTCCATAACGAACAATATCGTCACAAATTCTTTTAGGTATAGCTGATTTAAAGTAATAATAATAATTAGTTAGATGCATATGTCTTTATATGAAATCTTATACTATAAATAAATATTAAAGTAAATAGTATTTAAACAGCGTCCCAACTTAAAGTGGAGGTATTCCAATTATACGAATTATCTTCTAAATCTACTGCAACCCATCTTTGATTGTCTTCATCCCAAGTAATTCCTTTATTATCTTTATCTGTTGGATAAGCTACTGGTGCTTCCCAATCATCATTAGCATTTAATGTCCATGATACGTGAGGTTGTGACGCAAGAAATTTATCTTTTGATTCATCATAAACCATGCCTATACCTGCATACATTTTTCTAAAATTATTATTATAAGAAGTTTGTTTCCAAGTTCCACCTTTAAAAAAATTTTGACACCATGTTTCTCCATCAACATGCATATCATTTTCTCCTAAAGGTCCATTGGATGTTTCAATATCGTTTCCAGCTTTAATTACACTTTCTACTATCCAATGAGTATCATTTGTAATACCTGTAGGATCTGTTTTTTGTACTATTTTTGCAAAATATGCCATATTTAACTTACCGTAAATGTTCCTGTTACATTAAATGTAGCTACATTATCTCCATTAGGAGCAGTTGATGTTCCATTTGTACCTGGTGCTACTGCAATGTTTGTTGTTCCTGGTACTCTAAGAATAACTACACCACTTCCGCCGCCGCCTGAGCCTGATTGTGGAAAACCACCGTCTCCGCCGCCACCGCCGCCGCCGCCAGTATTGTCACTTCCATTTGCACCTTTAGCTGAGTTTCTATTTCCTCCAGCTCCACCACCACCTGATCCTGCTGAGCCAGCAGATTCACCTCCGTTGGCGCCACCGCCACCGCCACCTGCTCTTGTAACAGATGATCCTGAAATATCTGAAGATAAACCACTACCACCATTGCCGGCAGGAGGTCCGGTTGGAGGACTTGCACTTCCTGCACCACCAGCTCCACCACCACCAGCTGATCTTCCACTAGGTGGTCTTCCACCACCTGGATTTCCTTGAGGAGGACTAACAGGGGGAGTATTTCCAGCACCACCAACTGGGTTAGCCGTTGAGTATTGAGCAAGGCCACCACCTGAGCCACCATCTTCCTGTCCTGGAGTATCAGCAGCACCGTGTAATCCTTTACCACCTCCGGTACTTGTAATCATGGTAGTACCTTCTGAACCACCTGGGTTAAATATTGAAGAATCTCCTCTTGTTCCTAAATTAGTTGGACCTGGAGACTGTGCTCCACCACCTCCAACAGTAACTGCATAAGATCCGGGAGCTAAATCGGGTAATGCTCCGCCAGGATTGGCAAGAGGACTATCAAAAGAAATTCTAAAACCGCCGCCGCCTGCGCCGCCGCCATTTCCACCACCGCCACCGCCGCCGCCAGCGATAACTAAATAGTGAAGATCAAATGGAGCAGCTGCGCTACCACTACCAAAACCTAGTGTTTGATAACCAAATGATTTTCTTTTTGGTTTATTTTTATTATTAGTTCCCTGTATAAAATTTTCAATTAAATTTAGTTTATGTTCTCTCATACTATACTCCTATTAAACGTCGTTAGCAGCATCCGTAGTGAAATATAATTTAACTCCTAGCAATCTAGCATCAGCTGTTTGAGTGTCTCCTGATACATCTCTGTATATATTAAAGAAACATTCGTCTCCTGCTGCTGGTGATCCACCTATTGTGATTGCTCCACTTTCTGCATTGACCATTAAATCGTTTGCTGTTCCAGAAGCTGCTAAAGCTGTGTTTGCTACTGCACTTCCCATAGCTACATCTAAAGTATCATCACTAGATACAGCCACTCCTTGCATTGCAAATTGTACTGTACCAGTATTAGTTCCTGTGCAAGACCAATAACTTTGAAAAGTTACTGTTCCTTCATTCCAAGATTTTGGAAAAGCTACCGCAAATTGTGCATATTCATCTGAAGATGCATCAAAAGGTAAAGCCTTAACTTCAGGTCTTTGTGCTGTTAATTCTGTTTGAGCTAATGCACCACATCCATTTGATGTAGCAGGGTACATTGCTACCGCAGGAACCCATATAGTTTCTTTTCCTGCAATTTTAACTGCAGCAACTGTTCCGCCACCATCTTCAGCTTTAATAACTCCAGTTCCTTTTGTTACGAAAGAAATACCTATGTTTGAATCATCTCCTGTTGCA